TGAAGCGTGGAGGTATGACTAAAAAACCTCAGTACATGTCGTTCTCTAAGACAGGTAAGCCCGCAGGTATGCGGAATGTTACAAAAATGGCTTCTGGTGGTGTAACCGCTTCCCGTCGTGCCGATGGTATTGCTCAACGGGGTAAAACCCGTGGAAAGATGTGCTGAATTATGATGGCATCCCGTGGTATGGGTGATATAAACCCAAGCAAAATGCCCAAAGGTAAGCGTAAAGCTCGCCGGGATGACACTGATTTCACTCAATATGCTGAAGGCGGCAAAGTAAATGCGGCTGGTAATTACACTAAACCTGAAATGCGTAAGCGGATTGTGGCTCAAGTAAAGGCGGCCGCTACACAAGGTACAGGTGCAGGGCAATGGTCGGCACGTAAAGCGCAGCTTGTAGCCAAGAAGTACAAAGCGGCAGGTGGAGGATATAGAGATTGAAAGCACCGCAGCAATCCCTCAAAAACTGGGGCGACCAGAAATGGCGTACCAAGAGTGGAAAGCCGTCTAGTAAAACAGGCGAACGGTATCTACCAGAAGCGGCAATCAAGTCTTTATCTCCTTCAGAGTATGCTGCTACAACCAAAGCCAAACGTGCCGGTAAAGCGGCAGGTAAACAGTTTGTAGCGCAACCTAAAACAATTGCAAAGAAAACAGCGGGGTTTAGATAATGGCAAACAAATTTCCTGATCTTACTGGTGACGGTAAAGTCACCCAAGCAGACATCCTTAAAGGTCGTGGCGTTGAAACCATGAAAAAAGGTGGCGCTACTAAAAACTTTATCCAAGGTGCAATTAAAAAACCCGGTGCTTTGAAAAAAGAATTGGGTGTACCTGCTGGTAAAACGATTCCCGCAAAGAAGCTAGCCGCCGCTGCAAAAAAACCCGGGAAACTGGGGCAGCGTGCGCGTCTGGCTCAAACCCTTAAAAGTTTTAAATGAGCACTTCTGGAGTTGCAGCGTTTAATCTTGACCTCACAGAAATTGTTGAGGAAGCATTTGAGCGTGCTGGTTCAGAGTTGCGTACGGGTTACGATCTAAAAACAGCCCGTCGTTCGCTTAATTTATTGTTTGCTGATTGGGCAAACCGTGGTGTCAATATGTGGACGTTTGAGCAAGGTACGCTTACCTTTACTCAGGGTTTAGCTACTTACGCATTGCCAGATGACACAGTTGATTTGCTAGAGCATGTAATTCGTACGGGTAGTGGCAATGTAGCTACGCAATCTGATTTGACGATTACCCGTATTAGTGTTTCTACCTATGCCACAATCCCTAACAAACTTCAACAAGCCCGCCCAATTCAGGTGTGGTTTCAACGTTTAGATGGACAAACTTCATCTATTGGAACTAAATTAAACGGCGGTATTTCTGCTACAGCTACCACGATTACGTTAGTTTCTACTCTGGGATTGCCTACCAATGGGTTTGTTTTAATTGGTGCTGAAACGGTACAATATGGCTATATCAGTGGGAATCAATTAATGAATTGTTTCCGTGGTCAGAACAACACTGTGGCTGACTCTCATTTAACTGACACTGCCGTTTACTCACAAAACTTGCCATCCGTAACTGTTTGGCCGACTCCCGATGGATCACAAACGTATCAATTTGTTTACTGGCGGATGCGCCGTATTGACGATGCAGTTGGTGGCGCTAGGACTATGGATGTACCTTTCCGTTTCTTGCCCTGCTTGGTTGCTGGACTCTCCTACTATCTTGCGCTTAAGGTAGAAAACGGCGCTCAACGTCTGGATGTCCTTAAAGCCCAATACGACGAGGCTTGGCAATTAGCAGCCGGTGAAGATCAAGAACACGCCTCATTGCGCTTTGTACCGAGGCAAATGTTTATTGGTGGGGGCACCTAATGGCAACCGGACTAAAACAATTTAACGGGAAAGAAGGGCTGGCCCCTTATGGGCTTCGCAATTCTGGAGATGAAGTTAAAGGTAAAGGGTATTTTGGAGAGTTGCCAACAAAAAGTGGCCGCACTGCAACTGAAATATCTGCTGGAAACGATGAAGGAGAGTACCCGCTTATTGTTCCAACACTGACAAAAAAAGAACTTAATCATCTTTTGGCGGATAAAAAACCTACAGATGAAATATACGATAAAGCAGAATCATGGGCAAACGAACGAAAAAAAAGTGGTAAAAGTCCGTTTGCTAGCCCAACAGAATTAAGAATGCCGACCCCTAATAAAAAGGGTGGCTTACTTAAAACCGCATCTTCTCGTGCTGATGGTATAGCCAAGCAAGGAAAAACAAAAGGAAGGATTGTCTAATGGGCAATCGGTTTGCCTCCGGCAAGAACAGTATCGCTATATGCGATCGCTGTGGTTTTCAGTTTAAATTGAGAGCATTGCGTAAGGAAATCATCAAAACCAAAGTATATAACTTGCTTGTGTGTGCAGAGTGTTGGGACCCGGACCAACCGCAGCTACAGCTAGGTATGTACCCAGTAGATGATCCGCAAGCTGTGCGTGAGCCCCGTAGAGATTCAACTTATTACACAGCCGGAACTAACGGTTTACAGATCGTTAATTCAACAAGCACCGACCAAAATGCGGCTGGCTTTGTGACCGGCGGTTCTAGGGATATTCAGTGGGGTTGGTCGCCTGTTGGGGGTGCAAGCACTTTTGATGCAGCTTTAACACCAAATTACTTGGTGGCAACGACATATGTTGGTACAGTTACGATATCAGTCACTTAGGAGATTAAAATGGGATTCAGAAAAGCAGCAGATGGCGTTACCAAATCAGGTAAAACTAAGGGTACAAACCTTGGTGATAGCGGCCCTATACTTGGTATTGAAAGTGGGGCTAAAGGCGGTAAAGGTAAAGGCGGCAAAACCAATGCAGATATGATGTCTATGGGACGCAATCTGGCCAAAGTTGCCAACCAAAAAAGGGGTTAATCATGGCTAAATTCAGTAAAAAAGTAATGGGTAAAGAAGTTGGCAGTGCTTCAACTTATGCTGCACCGCACAAAATGAATGGCAAACCTTTGGTAATGTCGGAAAACCCCGGCAAGCCTTCAAGTATTAGTAGCACCACAACCATGAAAATGAGTGTTGGTAACTATAACAACGGCCAAAACGAAACCAAAACCTCAGGTATTAAAATGCGCGGCACAGGCGCAGCTACTAAAGGTCTGATGTCAAGAGGCCCAATGGCATGAATTACACCGAGTTAAAAGCCGCTATTTCAGCGTACACAGAGAACACGGACACTTCGTTTATTGCGGAGATGCCTGTCTTTGTGTCGCAAGCTGAGCAGCGTATTTATAACACGGTTCAGTTTCCGTCCATTCGTAAAAATGTGACTAGCACAATTGCGTCTGGTGCAAAGTATTTGGATTGCCCGCTTGATTTTCTAGCTGTGTATTCGATGGCGTTTATTGATAGCGATGGCAATTACGACTATTTGCTAAATAAAGATGTTAATTTTATTCGTCAAGCGTACCCCAATCCAACTACAGATGTAGGCGCTCCTAAGTACTATGCGTTGTTTGGACCAACTGTGTTAGGTACAACAATTTCAACCGAATTATCTTTTTTGCTCGGCCCAACCCCTAATGCCAATTATGGTGTTGAGTTGCATTATTACTATTATCCCGAGTCAATCACAGTTGCTTCCAGTGGTACTACTTGGCTTGGGGACAACTTTGATACTGTGCTTTTGTATGGTTCGTTGGTTGAGGCTTACACCTACATGAAGGGTGAGCAAGACATGATGGCGTTGTACAACGGCAAATATCAAGAAGCACTTACTCTTGCCAAACGTTTGGGTGATGGACTTGAACGTTCCGATGGTTACAGAAGTGGTCAGTATCGTTTAGCGCCTTTACCTCAAAATAAAGGTGTAGTGTAATGAGTATTGTTCAAACGCAGACCACCAGCTTCAAAGCACAGTTGTATCAGGGTATCCATGACCTGACAACCGACGTCATTAAGATAGCTTTGTACACAGCCAGTGCAGACTTAAATGCAGATACGACTGTGTACAGTTCAACCAATGAAGTTTCAGCTACGGGTACGTACCCGTCTGGCGGGTCGCAATTGACACCAATTACTGTCACCACTTCTGGTTATACGGCATATGTAAGCTTCCCAAACATCACTTGGACTGCTGCAATCACGGCTAGATGTGCTTTGATTTACAACGCAAGCAAGGGAAACAAGTCAGTTGCGGTACTGGACTTTGGCTCAGACAAAACTTCTACGGCTACATTTACCGTCACAATGCCAGTCAATGGCGCAACCACTTCATTAATTAGGAGTTCAAATTGATCGTTACTACAACTAAAGGTGATATGGACGATTCCTTGCTTGAGAAAAAAGAAGGAGTAGTCGATAATGAGGACGAGTACACCACTTGGGTGGAGTATTGGTTAGAAGGTGAGTTGGTTCATCGTTCAGCCCACGTAACTCTAAAGAAAATGCCCCCAATTTTTGCTGAAGCAGCATCTATCACATAAGGAAACATCATGTCTAATACCCAAGCAATGTGCACTTCGTTTTTAGGCGAAGTCCTTACTGCAACTCATAATTTTGGCGTAGCGCCCACTCGTGGTACTACAGCCGCTGACACGTTCAAAGCAGCACTTTACACAGCTACTTCTAACACAGGTACTAGCTCAACTGTTTGTGCTTCTGCAACTGCTTACGCAGCCACATTGAATACAGTCCCAGAAGTGTCTGGCACAGGTTATACGGCTGGCGGTGTAGCGGTAACAAATGCAAATGTACCTTTGTCGTCTAACACTTCGGTAACGGCTGGTACAGCTTATTGGACGCCTTCAGCTTCGATCACATACACGACTGTGACCTTGGCTACAGCGTTTGATACCGTACTGATTTATAACTCTACTCAGAGCAATAAGGCAGTTAGCGTTCATACTTTTGGTTCACAGACAATTACTTCTGGTACATTCACACTGACTATGCCCGCAAATACCACTGCTGCAGCGTTGTTGCGTATTGCTACAACTTAAAGGGTGAGTTATGGCATGGGGCACCGGCACGTGGGGTGAAGGTTCATGGGGTATTTCAGATATCACTATTCCCCTGACCGGTGTATCCGCTTCGGGCCTTATTGGAACTGGATGGGGCTATGATACTTGGGGTTCCGGCACATGGGGCGGGGGTCTTGTAGGTGTTGGGTACGGATATGGGATTACTGGTGTTGGTGCTACGGGATCAACTGGAACGGTAGGATTTGAGCGAGCTTTTGCTATTACAGGTGTGTCGGCATCTGGAACGGTAGGCACTGTAGGGTATGAACGGGCTTTTGCTATTACAGGTGTTTTGGCATCTGGAGCGGTGGGTACTGTAGGGTACGAACGAGGATTTGCAATTACTGGCGTAAGCGCTAGTGGTTCAGTTGGAACTGTAAGTTTAGGTGCGCGCTCTATTGGAGTAACAGGGGTTGGGTCTTCTGGCGTACTTAACTCAGCGGGTAACGAGCATGCTTTTCTTGTAACAGGGGTTACGGCGGCTGGTAGTGTGGGGTCGTTAGGGCGTACAAATACTGTTAATGTAACAGGAAATGTGGCATATGGGCAGGTTAGTCAAGTCATCGTACCGTTAAACTCTAACCAAGCTAATGCTTATGTTGGCACAGTACAGTTTACTAAGTCTGTTGAATTAGGCGGTGTCGCTGCTACAGGCTTTGTTGGGACTATGGGTGTACCTAGAACGCTCAGTTTGACAGGAAATTTGGCAGCGGGTAGTGTTGGGAATGTAACGGCTGTTTACTGGAAGTTAATTAGTGACAAGCAATCAAACACTTGGCAATTAATTAGTGACAAACAGTCAACAGTTTGGCAAAATATAAATACTTCGTAAGGAACGAACATGGCAGCTACAACAGGTCAACTAGGGTTTGTAACCCCAACGCAGGGGACGCTCTCCGGCACATGGGGTGACACAGTTAACAATGGTATTACTGAATACACTAACATTGCTATCGCTGGCACATTAACGTTGACAAATGATGGTGCGGTCAGTTTGGCCAACACCACCGGTAGTTCCGGTGCTACCAACATTACATCCTCATTAACTGGCGCGGGTACAGTAACTGCACAGTTTGCAATTGTCCAAGTTACAGGTACGTTAACCGGCACAAAGACAATTACTGGCCCTAGCTACAGCAAAACGTATTTAGTCGATAACACCACGGCTACGTATGCGGTTTTGTTTCAACGTGCAAGTCAATCATCTCCTGTATCAATTGCCGCTGGCGAAAAAGCGCTTGTCTATTACAACGGTACCGACTACGTAAAGGTTGCGTCTAGCGTAATAGCTGCATCGTCACTGAGTGGTGTTGTAGCTCCAGCTAATGGCGGTACAGGCGTAGCAAACAATGCAGCTAGTACAATCACAGTTTCAGGTAACTATGCAACAA